GCAGGGGCAACAGCGTTGTTGTTGACGGTTTTCTCGGCTCCGGCACAACTCTCATCGCTTGCGAGCGGTTGGGGCGCAAGTGTCGGGCGGTGGAGATTAGTCCGGCTTACGTGGCGGTGGCGATCCAGCGGTGGGTGGATGTGACGGGTGGCGAGCCGGTGATGTTGAGCAATTGAGCAGATTAAAAGATGGCTGAAAAATATACTGCAAACCAGATGATAGAAGCGTTGCGCGAGAAGCACGGCAATTTGTCGGCTGCTGCGCGCTTCCTGAATTGCAGCCGGAACACAATCAGCCGGTACATCGAGAAATATCCAACTGTGAAAGCGGTGGCAGACGAAGAGCGGGAAACGCTGATTGACTTCGCCGAGAATCAGTTATTCAAGCAGGTACAAGAGGGCAACATTACGGCAATCATCTTCACGCTCAAGACCATCGGCAAGCATCGCGGCTACGTTGAGCGGCAGGAAGTGACGGGGGCGGACGGGGGCGCGGTCACGGTCAAGTGGGATGATGAGAACAACGATTGACGCGCAACCTCATCCAGGGCAACTCGAAGTCCATAACAGCGATGCGCGTTTCAAAGTGCTATCGGCAGGCAGGCGATGGGGCAAGACGCGGCTGGGGGTCAACGAGTGTCTGGATGCCGCAAGCAAAGGTGGGCGCGCGTGGTGGGTAAGTCCGAGTTACAAGACGAGCGAGGTGGGCTGGCGACCATTGCGGCAAATTGCGCGCCGAATACCAAATGCAGAGGTTAGGCTGGTGGATAGGATGGTTACGCTTCCAGGCGGCGGTTTTGTGGCTGTTAGATCGGCTGACAATCCCGACTCATTGCGCGGTGAAGGGCTGGACTTCGTGGTAATGGACGAGTGTGCGTTTATGCAACGAGAGGCGTGGACGGAGGCTATCAGACCGGCGCTATCAGACAGGTTAGGCAAGGCATTATTTATCAGTACACCGAAGGGGCGCAACTGGTTTTGGGAAAACTACCAACGCGGCATCAATGGCGAAGAAGGCTGGCAATCGTGGACGTTCCCGACCGTCAACAATCCTTACATTGCGGCAAGCGAAGTCGAAGCGGCGCGGCGGGATCTGCCTGAGATCATTTACCGTCAAGAATATTTGGCGGAGTTCGTGGATGACCAGGGCGGTGTGTTTCGTAGGGTGCAAGAAGCCGCGATCCTTACTCCGCAAGAACCGCAACCAGGAAGGCAATACGTCGCCGGCGTGGACGTGGCTTCGAGCGTGGATTTTACGGTTGTGAGCGTGCTGGATGCAGAATCGAAAGAGATGGTCTACCTCGACAGGTTCAACCGTGTGGATTATCCGGTGCTGATAGACCGGCTGGAATCGGTCTACCACCGCTATTCTCTTACTTCGATGGTGGTTGAGGCTAACAGCATAGGCAGACCGGTTATTGACGAGTTGGTAAGCAGAGGGTTAGCGATTATTTCATTTACAACAACAAGTGCGACAAAGCAAGCCATTATTCAAGGGTTGCAAGCAGCGTTTGAGAATGCGCAAATAAAGATCGTGAACAATCCAGTTCTGGTGGGAGAGCTGTTGAGCTTCGAGAGCAAGCGGAATCCGTCGGGCGGGTTTTCGTACTCGGCGCCGGCTGGGATGCACGACGACTGTGTTATGAGCCTGGCGTTCGCTTGGAACGCAATTTCGGCTGACCGATGGTTTTTCAGTTCGTATGATTAGTGGAGGGGCGGGTGCCTGAGAATTTACATTTTTATACAGATGGGACGAGCTTGAAGAGTATTGACTTACCTCAATACCCCGACTCCGCCTGGAACTGGATCACCGGCGCGCCTGAGGATACGAAGGACGAAGAACTTTATTCTCGTGTGGCGGCTGTATACAGAGTGGCGAACTTATCGGCTGAAGCGATTGCCAACGTACCGTTTGCGGTGCTGAAGGGTGATCAGGAATTTGACACAAGCGACGACTGGCAGAACAAGGTTGGATTCCTGCCGAATATCCGTGAGCTATTGCGATTATGGCGATTATCATTATTCATGACTAATTCGGCTTATGGATTCATGGAAGGCAACCGTGCGGTAAAGAACTTGCGCTACGTTGTGCCATCCACTATCACGCCACAGATTGACAAGTGGGAAGGCTTGACCGGCTTCAAGCGCCGAATTGGAACAGAGACAAAAGAGTACAGCCTGAAAGACAACCGCATCTTCTGGATGTGGCGCTTAGACCATACCACCGAGCTGTTACCCTCAAAAAACAGCGAATTTAAGGCTCTGATGGCAGCGGCGGGTGTGCTTTACTACGCCGATTACTACGTGCAAAACTTCTTTCAACGTGGCGGAATCAGGCCGGCATTGTTGCAAGTGGCCGGCGTTCCAACACGTGAAGAGCGTGAGAAAATCGAGAACGTGTGGGACAAGATCATTCACGGCTGGTCCAAGTATTTAGGCAAGGTAATATCCGCAAACGAAATGGACGTGAAGGTGATTGGCGATGGCATTGACAATATTGCCAACGGGCAATTGCATTCCGAGAAACTGGCAGACGTGGCGATGGCCGCCGGCATGCCCTTGTCGATCATTCTGGCAAACTCCGCTAACTATGCAACCGCGCAAACCGAATATCTGGTTTGGTTCAGGGATTCCGTTGTGCCCTGGGCAAACTACATGCAAGACGAGCTGAACGACAAGTTGTTCAAGCCGTTGGGCTTGCACTTTGAGTTTAGGCCTGAGATGAGCGACAAGGGGCAAGAAGAAGAACGACAGCGAGCCGGTGCTTACCGCGCTTATGTGGCAAGCGGAATGAAACCGAGCATTGCCGCGCAGGTGGTTGGCATTGACCTCCCCCCTGATATTGAGTACGAAGAACTGGACGACGTGTTCGTGCCTCCACAACCTCAACCGGTGAATGAGACCGAGATTCCGATTGAAGATGAAGAAATGGCAAAGCCGGAGGATGAGAAATCCGTAACCTTGCTGACTATCGAGCAATTGCGTGAATTGGAACACTGGCAAGACTTGGCGTTCCGCAAGCTGAAGCAGGGCAAGTCACTGGCGTTCCCCTGGGTTAGTAAGACCTTGCCGGAAGAAGTGGCGAGTGTAATTCGTGACCGCTTGCCGGCGTGCAAGTCGCAAGCCGATATAGAGCGGGCGTTCCAACTGGATTCACGAGATGAAGACGCCTTGAAGTTGTTAGCTGAAGCGTTGAATCGTGCGGTAGAAAGAATCGAGGTCGAGGCGTGAAAGAACTGATACTCGAAGCCTTGCGCGAGAGCGTGAAACGTTACCCTGACCTGTTCGAATACATCGATGGGGCGGCTGCTTGGGTTATAATTAAGGATGACCTGCTATTGTGGCAGGCGAAGGCGATCACGCAGGCGCGCAACGGGGAGCCGGCGCTGTGCGAGTTCGATAGCGCTTACATACCCGAATCCATCGCTGACATGGTAAAGTCCATGCTGGCTTATGCAGACTGCGAAGATTGCATAAAACAGGGATTCAGCGACGTGGAGGTATTCATGAAAGCGCCCGATTCAAAAGATAAGCACAAGAAGTTACCACCTTATAAGGGAGAGAAACTTCCCCCATTAGTTTATAAAGAATTCACCGAAGCAGAAATCAACCTTGCAATCAAAGTATGGGATAACGCCATGCCGGAGTACAAGGGCTTGTTGGACGCTGAAGTAAAACCGGAGAATGATGCCGGAGAATAAACCACTTTGGTATTGGGATGATTCAGTAAAGCGCTACCGTTCACCGGTTACAGGTCGCTTTATTGGCATTGACGACATGAATGGCTTGCGCGCCGAGTTTATGAACTCGCAGAAAGAGCGCGTAGAAGGCGTGACAAATGTTTATGCCGCCGAAGCGATTGACTTCAAAACGTACCGCAACCAGGTAACTGACATAATCCGGCAGACTTACGTTGACCTTTATTCTATGGGTGCGGGCGGACGCAACAACCTGACCGCGAAAGATTGGGGCAGCATCGGTGGTATGCTGAAAGAGCAGTACGGATATTTGAACAATTTTATGGATCAAATCGAAGCCGGGGAATTGAGCCAGGCACAAATCACAGTCCGCTTGAAGATGTACATCAATTCTGCAAGCGAGGCGTTCTGGAGAGCCTTCGCGCGAGACATTCCGATTGACTTGCCGGCTTATCCTGGTGACGGGCAAACCGCTTGCCTTACGAACTGCCAATGTCAATGGGACATAAAGCCGGTTGACGGTGGTTATGATTGTTATTGGATATTAGGCGAAGCCGAACATTGTCCTGATTGCGTGGAGAATGCGGCAAGGTGGAACCCGTACCGAATCCGCATAACTGGGGAGCCTTCAGATGCCAGTTGACATTGTCATTGACGGGCTTGAGGAATTGCGCGGCAAGTTGGAGCGATTCCCGAAAGAAGCGCAGGACGGCGCGGGTGAAATGGTCGGCGAGTATGTGCTGAACATCATGCGTGAATATGCGCCTTACAAATACATCCCGTTCAAGTCGGCTTACGGCGGGTTCTTCAGCGATAAGCAGCGCAAGTATGTTATGGCATCAATACGTGAAGGCAAGATCAAGCCAGGTGGTCCAAACAGGTCGCAAGGCTTGCGTGAAGGCTGGGTAAAGATGGGTGAAGGGGCGGACATGCTTATCGTGAACCCTGTCCCATACGCCGGCTTTGTGGTCGGCGATACCGACCAATCACGGATGCACAAGAAAATCGGCTGGTGGACAGTCGGGCAGCGCTTGAGAGACAGGGCTGGAAAAATCGAAGAGCTTGCGAAAGCAGGCGTAGACAAAGCAATGAAGAAGCTGGGGTTATAAGAGAAGTTGGTTACAGACAACTGAATACGTAGGCTGTCATGGGCGTTGGGTAACGCGGTGAGAGACCTGGTGGTCAGAGGGTTCTGAAGCCAAAACAAAGCGCAATAATGCGCAGAGGTTTGGCTTTATCGGTTTAAGGAGGTGTCTATGGACACAATGGTGTATTTTGGAGACGCGGTAAAAGCGCTTGGCGAGGGCAAGGTTGGTGGCTATTTAGTGCGCTGGGGCGGTGACGGTGACGTTGACCTGACCGGTGATTATTTCACTAAAGAAACTGATCTTGGCATCAGCGAGGGTGACCGACTACCGGTGT